ATGGAAACCCATAAGATTGACATCGACGCCCTCACGAGGGGCGAGGTCCGAAATTTATCCGGACATGATCGCGGCCTGGCCGCTCGCTCAGAGTTTCATCTGGATGAGCTCGATCAGGAGGGCCGATCGGTCGAGATCCGCTTCCCTGAACGATTCAGGGGCATAAGCTCGTCATTCTTTCAGGGCATGTTCGCGGAGAGCGTGCAGCTACGTGGCTCCGTAGACGGGTTCTTCGAGCACTACCGCTTCGATGCGCCTGCGCACGTTCTAGCGCAAATCGAAGACTATGCGCATCAAGCGTTGTCGCGGCGGCTTCACTAGGAGGCGCCGGCCACAGGGCAATGGCAAACGATCCGAATTGGGCCGCCATCGCCGCACTGGCCGTTAGCGCTCTAGCGATCCTCAGAACAATGGCTTCCGATCGCCGGCAGAGCAGAAACACCACTATCGCACAGACGGCAGCCCGCTTCGAAGCCGATTTCGGGGATCCGATCCGCGACGAACTCCGCGCCTATGAGAGAGCGCTGCGAACGCTCCGCGTTTTCAGATTGGCTTCTGCGAAGGACGTTACCGATCGCGTTCTCGAGCTGGACGATCTTAGGCCCGAATGGGAACAAGCCTCCAGCTCCCTGGAGGCCCTGCTGCGGGAGGCGGACGTCTCCGAGCGTGTAGACGCAACCTATTGGGCGGACACCTTTCAGAGTTGCGTTGAAGACGGCGACAGGGTCCTCGACTCCATCGTTGGTGCCCACGATCCGCCACCTGATGCTGAGTTTCGGCGGTTGGTTAACGAGGCCCTGGGCCATTACGACTCCGCCATTGGCCAGACTAGATCGGCGCTCGATGCCGAGCGGCGAAGGTTCGCCCAAATTGAAGCACACACGCTCTGGTCCTGGATGCGCGAGACTTTTCTTTGGTGGAGACCGTAGCGACCGACCGGATCGAGTCCGGCGTGCGTTCGATCACGCATCTCTGAGTAAGATCGCAAGGGTGGGCCCTCGAAACCCGCAGATCGTACGTGTCGGGATGTTCACGCCAACAGGGCAGCTTTAGTCGCGCTGCAGAATTGTAGCTGGAGGAGATCGACGAGCCGGCGCGGGCTATCCCGCGGCGGCTTTTTCTTTGCGCGCCGCGCGGGCGCCGGGGCTGCGACCCCGGGCCGTGTGTCCATCGCGGGCGCGCAGTGGCGGCCGTCATGGCTCGATGGAATTTCCTCCCCGGGACGAGCTCGGGGAGGGATTTTTTACGAACATGGCGGCCGCTTTCGTTTGAGGAGGAGGGTGATATGAACCGGAACAGGCATGACCGGCGCGGCGAGCACGGCCGTTTCGTGGCGGCGGACGAGGGTCCCGGCCCCGGGATGGAGCTGAAGCGCGGGCGGGGCGACAAGGGGCGGGGCAAGCCGCAAATCAGGGCCAAGCACAAAAGAGCGCTGACCCGAACCGAGATCGCGACCTTCCTGTCGTGCCTCGGCGAAACGTGCAACGTCTCGCATTCGGCGCGGGTCTGCAAAAGGTCCTCGCGGCTATTCTACGATTTGCGACGGCGGGACGCCGGCTTCCGCGCCGACTGGATGGAGGCGCTTCGCGAGGGCTACGAGCTGCTCGAGATGGAGATGGTCCACCGGGCGCGCTTCGGCACGCCGCGGGACGTGTTCCACCAGGGGCAAAAGACGGGGACGACTCGGGTGTTCAACGACGCCACTTCGCTTCGCCTCCTCCACCTCCACCGCAAGAGCATCGAGCAGATGCGAGCGGCCGACCAGGGACCGAAGCGGGACGCCAAGGCCCTGCTCGACGAGCTCGCCGCCCGGATCGCGGAGGTCGAGGCCGAGGAGGAAGACGGGGCCGGGGAGGTCGGCGGTGGCGAGGCCTGAAGCGCGGTCGCTCGCCGAGCGGCTGGCCGGCGTGAGCGCTAAGCGGCGGGCTCGGGTGCTGGCTCGGCTGAGCCAGGCCGAGCGAGAGGATCTGGGCTATTTGTGGGGGCTGTGGGAGCGCGACAATCAGAGCGAGCCCGAGCTCCCGTGGCGGACCTGGCTTGTGCTCGCCGGCCGAGGCTTCGGCAAGACCCGGATGGGCGCCGAATGGGTGAGGCGGATGGCTCTGGCCGATCCGATGGCTCGAATCGCCCTCGTCGGAGCGACCATGGCGCAGGCTCGGGCGGTGATGGTGGAGGGGGCGAGCGGAATCCTCGCGGCCTGCCCCGACGATGAGCGGCCGGTCTGGGAGCCGTCGCTCGGCCGGCTGCGCTGGCCGGGCGGGGCTCGGGCGTTCGTCTATTCGGCGGCGGAGCCGGAGAGCCTGCGCGGCGCCCAGCATCATTTCGCCTGGTGCGACGAGATCGCCAAATGGCCGTTCGGTCCGGCGGCCTGGGACAATCTGATGTTCGGGCTGAGGTGCGGAACGCTGCCGCGAGCGATGGCGACGACGACTCCGCGGCCGGTGGCGCTGGTCCTCAAGCTGGCCGGCCAGGAGGGGGTGGCGCTGACCCGGGGACGGACGAACGACAATTCGCTCAACCTCGCCGGTCGCTTCATAGCCGAGGTCGAGCGAGAATATGGCGGGACGAGGCTGGGCCGGCAGGAATTGGAGGGCGAGCTGATCGCCGACGTCGAGGGCAGCTTGTGGCCGCGCGACCTGATCGAGAAGGCGCGCCATGCCGGGCCTCCGCCAGATTTCCGGCGGATCGTGATCGGGGTCGATCCGCCGGCGTCGGTGGATGGGGATGCGTGCGGGATCGTCGTCTGCGCGCTCGGCGTAGACGACTCGGGCTATGTGGTGGCCGACGCCACCGTCGCCGGGCTTCGGCCCGAGGGCTGGGCGCGGGCGGTGGCGCGGGCGGCGGAGGCGTGGGGCGCCGACCGGGTGATCGCCGAGGGCAATCAGGGCGGGGCGATGGTCGAGAGCGTGCTGAGGGCCGCGGACGTCAACCTGCCGGTGCGGATGGCTCATGCCGGCTCCGGCAAGTCGGCGCGGGCGGAGCCGGTGGCGGCCTTGTTCGAGCGCGGAGTGGCGAAGTTCGCGGGCGCCTTTCCCGAGATGGAGGACGAGCTTGCGGGGCTGACCGCGGGCGGGCGCTACGAAGGCCCCGGCCGCTCGCCGGACCGCGCCGACGCGATGGTCTGGGCGATGACCGAGCTGATGCTGGGCAAGAGGCGCGCGGAGCCTCGGATCACGGTGTTCTGAGAATTGGGGCAGCGCGAGTGACTGTCACTAGTGGCAGTCACTCGCGCTGTGGCTGGCCGTCACGGGACGGTCGCGGGCACTCCGGAGGAGAGCGACATGAAATGGTGGTTTGGAAGGAAGGCCGCGCCGCCGGCGCGGCCTTTGCTGCATCGCGGCTATGCGGGAACCGTGGCGGTCGGGGAGTGGCCGCGGGGATATGAGGCCCAGGTGCGGGACGCCTATCTCGGCAATCCGGTGGCGCAGCGGGCGGTCCGGCTGGTGGCGGAGAGCGTGGCCTGGGCGCCGGTCTACGCGCTGGAGGGGGAGGCGGGCGAGCAGGCCTCGGAGCGGGCGCTGAAGCTGGCGACTCCGGCGCTGCTCGATTCGGCGGCGGCGCACCTGCTCCTCCACGGCAATGCGTTCGTCCGGATCCTGCAGGATTCCGGCGGGGCGCCGGCCGAGCTGTTCGCGCTTCGGCCCGAGCGGGTGACGGTGGAGGCGGATAGCGCCGGCTGGCCGGCGGCCTATGTCTACCGCGCGGGCGAGGTGAAGGCCCGGCTGCCGGCCCGGGACGGGCTCGGTCGGCCGTCGCTGGTGCATGTGAAGGCGATGCACCCGCTCGACGACCATTACGGCCTCGGCTGCCTCGGAGCGGCGGCGGGCGCGGTGGCGACCCACAATTCGGCGACTCGCTGGAACAAGGCCCTGCTCGACAATTCGGCGCGGCCCTCGGGAGCCCTGACCCTGGACGGGGAGGAGATCCTCGCCGCCGAGCAATATGAAAGGCTGAGCGGGGAGCTGGAGCGGCATTTCGCCGGGACGGCCAATGCCGGGCGGCCGATGCTTCTCGAAGGCGGGCTGAGGTGGCAGGCGATCAGCCTCACCCCCGCCGACATGGATTTCGTCGGCCTCAAGGCGGCGGCGGCCCGGGAGATCGCCTTGGCGTTCGGAGTGCCGCCGATGCTGCTCGGGCTGCCGGGGGATTCGACCTACGCCAATTACCGCGAGGCCAACCGGGCCCTGTGGCGGCTCACCGTGCTGCCGCTGGCCGACCGGCTGCTCGGCGGGATCGCGGCCGGGCTGGGGGCGTGGTGGCCGGGGCTGAAGCTCAAGCTCGACGTCGACCAGGTGACCGCGCTCGCCGAGGACCGCGAGCGGCTCTGGGCGCAGGTGACGGCCGCGGATTTCCTCTCGCGGGAGGAGAAGCGGGAGATGCTGGGGTTCGGCGGCTAGCCGCCATGCCGGCGCCAAGGCGGGGCCTCGGCGAGAACTTGCTCCGGCGATTTTCACCCCGCGGGGCCCCGGCTTTCGCCGGGGTGACGATCAACGAGGACACATATCATGACCGAAGGGAGCAGCTCGATGCTCGCGCTGCTCGTCGCCCAGGCGGAGGGGCAGGGGGCGGGGCTCGTCACCGTGCGGGCGCTGATCGAGGAAGCGAGCGAGCTTGGGGCGGAGCGGGCGCTGGAGGCGCTCGGGCTCAAGGACGAGAAAGCCCGGCGCGACATGGATGAGCTGCGCGAGCTGCTCCAGGCGTGGCGCGACGCCAAGAAGAGCGCGCGGCAGGCGGTGGTGAGCTGGGCGGTGCGGATCCTGCTGGCGCTGCTGGTGCTGGGGATGAGCGTCAGGCTCGGCCTGCTGGACCTTTTGAAATGAGGTTCGCGGGCTATGCGGCGATCTTCGACCGGCCCGACCGGGGCGGGGACGTGGTTCGGGCCGGGGCGTTCGCCCGCAGCCTCGGGCGCAGGACGGGGCCGGTGCCCCTGCTGTGGCAGCACGATTCGGCGCGCCCGATCGGGCGGATCGAATATTTGCGCGAGGACAGGCGCGGGCTGCGGGTGATCGCGCGGCTCTCGGGCGGAGCGGCGGGGTGCGAGGCGGCGGCCCTGCTCAGGGAGGGCGCGGTCGCGGGGCTGAGCTTCGGCTACCGGGTGAGGAAGGCGAAGGGCGAGGCGCCGAGGGAGCTCGAGGATGTCGACCTCGTCGAGGTCAGCCTGGTGGCGGTGCCGATGCAGCCCAAAGCGTGGGTGCACGCGATGGAGGATCGGGCTCCGGAATGATCGAGCGAAGAGCTGAAGATGCGGGATCCGGCCTGGGCCGGAATGACGGGGACGTGTGTCCGAACTGGGAAGAGGAGAAGGCAATGCTGGAAGTGAAAGCGGATCCGCTGGAGGCGTCGTTCGAGGCGCTGGAGCGGCAGGACGAAGAGGTCGCGCAGCTCAGGGACGAGATGGCTCGGCTGAGGAGCCGGATCGACGACGGGGCCATCGCCTCCGCCCGACCGCCGCTGAGCGGGGCGAGGGGGCAGGAATCGCCGTTCGTCGACGCCTATCTGAGGAAGGGGCTGGAAAGCGGAATCGAGCTGAAGGCGGTTTCCGGAATCAGCGACGGGGCCGGCGGCTATGCCGTGCCCGAGGAGATCGACTCGCAGATCGGCCGGCTGCTGACGGCGATCTCGCCGATCCGCTCGATCGCCAACGTCGTCAAGGTGGGAAGCTCGGGCTATCGCAAGCTGGTGACGGCGGGCGGCACTCCGTCGGGCTGGGTCAGCGAGACGGCGGCGCGGCCGGAGACGGGGACCCCCAGCTTCATCGAGGTCGCGCCGCCGTTCGGCGAGCTCTACGCCAATCCGGCGGCGAGCCAGGCGATGCTCGACGACGCCGCGTTCGACGTCGAGGCGTGGCTGGCGGGCGAGATCGCCACCGAGTTCGCCCGGGCCGAAGGCTCGGCCTTCGTCAACGGCAACGGGATCAACCGGCCGAAGGGCTTCCTCGCCGGAGCGACCTCGGCGCAGACGGACTCGTCCCGGCCGTTCGGGACTCTCCAGTATCTGGCGACCGGGGCGGCGGGCGGATTCGGGGCGAATCCGGGCGACCGGCTGATCGACCTCGTCCAGACGCTTCGGCCGCCCTACCGGCAGGGCGCGGCGTTCGTGATGAACTCGGCGACGGCCTCGGCCATCCGCAAGTTCAAGACCGCGGACGGGGCGTTCCTGTGGCAGCCGGGGCTGGTGGCGGGGCAGCCCGACACCTTGCTCGGCTATCCGGTGGTCGAGGCCGAGGACATGCCGGACGTGGCGGCGGACAGCCTGTCGATCGCGTTCGGCAATTTCCGGGTGGGCTATCTGATCGCGGAGCGGACGGAGACCCAGATCCTTCGCGATCCGTTCACCAACAAGCCGTTCGTCCATTTCTACGCGACGAAGAGGATCGGCGGCCAGGTGGCGAATTCGGAGGCGATCAAGCTGCTCAAGTTCGCGGCCTGACGGCCGTCGCTTTGGGCTGACCGTCCTTGCGAGGAGCGGAGCGACGAAGCAATCCAGGCGCGGGCCCGAAGGCCGCACTGGATTGCTTCGCTTCGCTCGCAATGACGGACGGAGCGGGGAGTTACGAACATGATCGAGGGCGAGGCGCTGGTCCTGCCGCCGGAGGCGGCGGGGGCGGCGAAGGGATTCCTGCGAGTCGAGCGCGGCGACGAGGACGGGCTGATCGCCGGGCTGGTCGGGGCGGCGGCGGAGCTTTGCGAGGCCTTTGTCGGCCAGTCGCTGCTGGCGCGGGGCTTCACCGAGACGATGCCGGCGAGCCGGGCCTGGCAGCGGCTGACCCGGGCTCCGGTCCGGGCGATCACGTCCGTCGAGGCGCTGCCCGCGGAAGGGCCGGGCGAGGCGCTGGCGAGCGATTCCTATGCGATCGATATCGACTCCGCCGGCGACGGCTGGGTGAGGATCGCGGCGCCGGGCGAGTTGCGCCGGATCCGGGTCGGCTACGAGGCCGGGCTGGCGGGCGCCTGGGCCGAGCTGCCGGCGGCGCTTCGGCACGGAATCCTTCGGCTGGCCGCGCATTTCTATTCGAACCGGGCGCCCGAAAGTCCCCGGCGGGACGAGCCGCCGGCGGCGGTGACGGCCTTGTGGCGGCCCTTTCGCCGCCTTCGGCTTCGCTGAAGGAGGGAAAGATGTTCGAACGGCTTATTCGGCGAGGCGAGGCGCTGGCGGAGCAAGCGGCGCGGCGGCGGCGGGACGATCTCGCCGAGGCGCTGCGCGAGGAGGCGCCGGCGGGCGTGGAGGTGAGCGAGGAGGGCGACGGGGTCGTGCTTGGCGGGCGCGACCTCGTCCGCCGCTTCGCTCTCGATCCGGCGCTGCGCTGGCTGGTCGCGGGGAGGCGGCGATGAGCGGGGCGGGGACCGAGCTTCAGGCGGCCGCCATCGCGGCGCTGGAGACCCTCGAACTGGGCGGAGTCTATCCGGGGCCGCCGCTGCAGGCCGTCTTTCCCCATGCCGTCGTCGAGTGCGGCGCGGAGACGGACTGGGGCCACAAGAGCGGGCGCGGGCGCGAGCTGAGGCTGGCGGTGACGGCACGCGATTCCGGCGAGCGGGCGGACCGGGCGCAGGCCTTCGCCGACGTCGCGGAGTCGGCGATCGAGGCGGGGCTCGAGGTCGAGGGCTGGCGACTGGTCAGCCTCGCCCTGCTGCGCCGCCGGACCATCGCGACCGGACGCGGCGGCCAGGCGGGCTGGGCGGTGGCGATCGAATATCGGGCGAGGATGCTGGCCGAGTGACCGAATTGGTGCTTTCGCCCGGGGACAGCCTTATTTCGGCCTGACCTCGATGCTGGCCGTGAACGTTTCGACGGCGTTCTCGTGGATATAGCCGATCTCTTCCTGGGCGTTCCGCTCGGCGGTGGCGCGCGCGATCTTGGCGGCGACGTCGCTGGCGACGGAAGCGGCGCGGAAAGCAGTCTCCTCAGTCTTGCAGGCGGCGGCGAGATTGGTCTGGAACGCGTCCGCCGCGACGCCTTCCTTGACCTGCGCTCGAGTGAAGCTGCCGAGGCATTTGGAATAGGTGGTGCGCGCCGAAGCGAGGTTGCCCTGGGCCGCCGCCAACAGGGCCATGAGCAGCACTTGTGAAATCATGTCGAATTCCAGTGCAAGGATTTGAACCGGCAGGAGAATATCCGAGGCTGCGAAAAAGGGAAGAAATTTTATTCAAAAGACGCATATCATTCGGCCGTACCGCATATGACGCCCATAGGCCGGACGGAGCAGGTCGCCGTCCTGAAGAACGAATCCTGCCAACCATACGGACTGCCCGATACGGGGCGGACGGCTTTGCAGAAGATAAATCTGGTCTGATCCGGGCGCTCGCGCCCGATCTCGGCCGGTCGCTCTTACGGGGCGGCCGGCCCTTCTCGTTGGAGGAAATGATGGGAGCGGAAAAAGGAAGCGCCTTTTTGCTGAAGGTCGGAAACGGCGCTGCGCCGCCCGTCTTCGCGACGGTGGCCGGAATGCGGACGACCCAATTGTCGGTCAACGGCGAAGCCGTGAATATCACTTCGAAGGATTCGGGCGGCTGGCGCGAATTGCTGTCCGGGGCGGGGGTGCGATCGGTGTCGGTGGCGGCAAGCGGCATCTTCACCGGATCGGCGGCGGAAGTCCGGCTCAAGACGAACGCGCTGGCCGGGCAGATCGACGATTACGAACTGAGCTTCGAAAGCGGCGAGCGGCTGCGCGGCCGCTTCCTGGTGACCCGGCTCGATTATTCGGGCGATTACAATGGCGAGCGCAATTACGCCCTGAGCCTCGAAAGCTCGGGCGCGGTGGTCACGCTGTGAGCTCGGCGGCGAACCCCGCTCGGGGCGAAGCCGCCCTGGCCGTCGGCGGCGAGGCGCTCCGGCTCAGGCCGAGCTTCGAGGCGCTGGTCGCCGCCGAGGAGGAATTGGGGCCGCTCTTCGCGCTGGTCGAGCGGGCGGCGGCGGGCGGCCTCAGGGTGGCGGAGATTGCCGGGCTGTTCTGGCATTGCTCCGAGCCACGGCCCGAGGGGCTGACTCGCGAACGGATCGGCGCGGCGATCGCCGAGCAGGGACTGGCCGCGGCGACGCCCGTGCTCAAGGTGCTGCTGGGGCAGATCCTTCATGGCCATGGAGCGGTTTAGCGAGGCGGCCGGAAGGCTGGCGGGGATGGCGGGAGCGCTTCTCGGCTGGCGGCCGGAGGAATTCTGGAAAGCGACTCCGGCGGAGCTGGCGGCGGTGCTCGGGGCGATGGCGCCGCCGGGGGAGGCGGGGGCTTCGCGGGACGATCTTGCCCGGTTGATGGAGCGGTTTCCGGATTAGGGGCGGTCGTTGCGAGGAGGGAAGCGACGAAGCGATCCAGCGGGGCTCAGAGGCCGGGCTGGATTGCTTCGCTTCGCTCGCAATGACGGTTGATGCGGAGGGTTTTTTCCGATGGACGAGGAGATTGAGCGGCTGCTGGTCAGCGTTCGGGCCGATACGGGCGCGTTCGCGCGCGATGTGGCCGAGATGAAGGGGCAGCTTGAGGGGCCGCTCGCGGACGGGCTGGAGCGGGCGGGCCGGGTGCTCGAGAACGCGCTGCTCCGGGCCGTTCGCACCGGCAAGTTCGGGTTCGAGGATCTGAAGAGGACGGCGCTGGCGGCGATGGCGGAGATCGCCGGGGCGGCGATCCGCGGCGGCCTTCAGGCGGCGGGGGGCGGCGGCAAAGGCGGGCTGCTCTCGGCGGCCGCGCAGGTGCTGGCGGCGGCACTGGGAGCGCCGGGCCGGGCCACGGGCGGGCCGGTGGCTCCGGGACGGTCCTACCTGGTCGGCGAGCGCGGGCCCGAGCTGTTCGTTCCAACCGCGAGCGGCCGGGTGGAGACGGGGCGCGCCGGGGTCCGCGACATAAGGATGAGCATCAGCGTCAGCGCGCCGGTGGGCGAGGCTCCCCAGGCGCTGGCGCGCTCCAGCCGGCAGGTGGCGAGGGCGGTCAAGCAGGCGCTGATGCGGGTCGAGGATTAG